GTTCTCGTGCTGCGCTCTGGTTTATTCAGAGGCATACGAGGATCATTTTCTCGCAAGAAGTTATTATCGACGGAATCCATCTGAGAGGCGGCAACACCCTGGAAGTACTTTGTTCTTGACTCCATTTTTTCTTTAGGAGCTTTACACAAGAGCAAACCACCAACATGAACGTTTCCTTCAAACCTCGATCCAATGTCAGACATCACCTGTAGTTCAGGATGATCTTCAGCTCTCACTGGTTCCCAACCCTCCCTAAATTGTTTTGAAACATTAGTGTTATCTGACTGACCGAGAACATCAGTTCTTATCCATCTAAATTCCCATCCAGGCTGTGGTTCTGGATCCGGCAATATAGATTGCGGAGCCCAATCATCACTTGGCCTCTTCTGGGTTTCTCGCGTTTCGTTCTTTCTTTTTGTGCGCTCTTCTGCCATTACTTACTCCTTCAAGACAAGTGCTGGGCATATTGTTCATTAGTTATACCCAGGCGCTTGGCGAGAGCAACTTGGGTAGCCGTTAACCGTACTTTGCGCGGTTTTGCACCATTGTTCCTTGCGGATGGCGCTACCACCGTCGAGGGCTGACTAGAGGTCACGGATGCGCTACGGCCATCTGTATCGCTATTATCCCCCCAGTCGAAATTAGGGTAACTCTCTCTCATACCATTGTCTATATATTCAAAGTACTCTTGAGAGTTAGGAGCTAAATTCATATCTGTGATTGCTTCTTCATGCAACCCATATGCGGTTGCAGTCATAGCTTTCTTGCTTGGATCTGCAAACCAAGTGTTCTTATCAGCCCACTCCTGAGATTCAGGAGAAAGTTGAGGTTGAACAGGTTGTTGAGCCGCAACATTTTGAGCCGCCTGTCTAGCAATTTGTTGCTGATAGGCTGCTTGGCGCTGGGCTTGAAGTTGTTGTGCTTGTTGAGAAGCATTAGAGCTATATCTTTCGATCTCTTGAGATTCCGCCTGGGCCTTTACCATCCGCTCTTGAGCGTTAGCGACACCATCGGTATCACCTTCCTCGTAAGCTTTTTTGTAATCAGCTTTAGCTTGATCTACAGCTATCCTAGATTTTTGCTTTATCTGCTCTATTAACGCCGCTTCGCCCCTGGAGATAAGAGATTCTTGCTCCTGGTTCTTGGTGGCGTATTGCTGAGCAATCTTGACAGCTTCTTCTCGCATCCTTTCGGCTGCTTCTCGCTGTCTCCTTTCCTCATGGTAATCAAACTTTAACTTGTTGAGTCTTTTCTGAACTTTCTCAGAATAGTCTCCAAGCTCTTCATCGTCTGATTCGGATTTAGATTCCGCCTTTGGAGGCCTTCTATCTTCAGGAGGACGATCATCGACTATTTCGATCTCGTAATCTGAACTAGATGAATCCTCAGCAACAGGCTTCTTCTTTTTTTCAAAGGTTGTTTTTACCCCAAAGAACTTGTCTTCGGGGCTTTGCGGATCAACCGATTCCGTTTCTGTAACCAACTGACTTTCACTCATGCTTTAACAACCCCCCTTGGATCTTTAACAACAGCCTCAACGCTATCATCATTAATCAAACGGAACTCTTTGCCTTCTAACTTAAAACGAGTGCCAGAATAAGATCTCATCATTACCCAGTCACCTTCCTTGCAGTAAGGGCCTGTAGGAAATCTAGATGGATCTTTGTAACAATCGGGGCCTAGCTCTAACACCATTCCCACAATAGATCCTATTTCTTCCTCTCTGAGAGTCTGAGTGGCTTTTATAATTCCACCCTCAGTTTTCTCTTCTGGATCTGGCAACGCTATAAGTATTTTATAGCCAGTCGGTACAGGAAGCTTACTAGCTACCTGTGGTTCTGCAGAATCTTCTGATTCTGTTTTTAGCTGAGCTGCTTCGCTCATATTATCTCCATGCATTGGGTTAACGCCCAAAGTCGTAGCACCAGGGAACGCCTGGAGTCGTTAGTCGGCTTGTTCGTAACGAGCCTTCAAATCCAAGATTTCACGCTCAGCTTGAGCCAAACCTTGAACAATTCCACAACAACGTGTGTATTCAGCGTAATCCTTGCAAGCTCCACCACTCATATGGTCACTCACATCATTAAGCTGCTTACGAATATTTGATCTCAAAACCTCAAATATGTCTAGTTCTTTTGTCACTAATCACCCAAAGTCTCTTTTGCTATTTCGATGCCAAGCTTAGTGCTTGCCAACTGTTCTTGGGATGCAATCTTAGCACTCTCAAGTTCTTCTTTGGTGTTTGTTTCAGCTATCTTTGCCCCAAGCTTGGCGGTTTCTAGCCTAGCTTGTTGCTCTAATCTTTGTTGATCCAGCTGTGATTTAGCCAAAGCCTTCTGAGTTTCGAGTTGGATCCTAGCCATTTCAGCTTCAGCCTTCTGCTGTATCTCTGCTTGCTTAAGCTGCAGCTCTTGCATCTGCATTTGGATCACAGGGTCTTGCATTTGCTGTTGAGCTTGCTGGGCTTGCTTCTCTTGGGCCGACTTTCCAGTCAACTGAGCAGCAGCTGGAGCGACAAGCCTGGATATCCTGTACTCTATATCCTCTGGCAAGTCTTCTTCTGGGGTAGGAAGCTCCATACCCAGTTCTTTTTCTATGTTTTGGCGGTACAAGAAAGCTAAATGCTCTTGTATATGGGCCGCCATAACGGCTTGCATCTTCTTTGCATTGGGACTTTGACCAACAAGCTCCGCAAGCTTTGGATCTTGCAAGAAAGCCATGTGAGCTTGTATGTGAGCCTCGTGATCTTGGTAAATAAACGCTTTGACAGGCTTGCCATTCAAGATATCCATGTTTTCACTAACAGGATCCTTGGGTTTCATGTCGTTTTCAGTCGGAACTATCTGGTCTGCGTCCTGTATTCCCAAAACATCCAGCATTTGGCGGTGCAATAGCGGCAAATCGTACATTTCTGGCGATTGTGCAGACAATTGTAGCGCTGCCTGGTACTGCATTATGCGTTGAGCCATCGTTCCAGCGTTTGGATCGCTAACTGGGATGATATCTACCCTCTCATCGAAGTCCTCAGACACCATTGGCTCCGAATCTTCCATGTATGGGTACTTTTGCGGCCCAAAATCCTTAACACAACGACTCAAAAGGCGTAATTCAGCCCTCATAGAGGCGTGTAGACGGGCCTGTATGGCACTCATAACCTTCATAGACCGCTCAAGAATGGCTAATGTAGTGCCAACAGGCGCTTCTGCGTTCATATCCGCTGCTTTTACGTCAGCAGCAGAGGCAAAACGCCGTCCTTCCTCGATAATATTGCTCAACAACTGATATAAAACGTTGCTGGGCTCTTTGTAAGGCAAGAAACTGATGTTGTCTTTAATGGTTCCGCCAGGAACATCAACATCTCTGAACTCTCCAGGCATGATCGGAGTGTCATCGCCCTTAATTCTGAGCCCTCTAGCCTTCAAACCCCCTGGTAAATTCGATAATGTGCCAGCATCAACCAGCTGACGAAGCAATGAGGTGGCTGATTTGGCTAATCCACCTATCATGTGGATCAACCCAAAGCCATAAAACCCAAGACCAGGGATATACTGGTAGTGAACGAAGTGCTCTCTCTTCATTTTGAGAGGATCATCTTCATACCAGTTGCGCCTGATCGATAAAATTGTTCTAGATCCTTGATCTACGCTGACCACATATGGGAGCTGTATGCCAGTGGGCTCACCGTCCTGCATATCTTCAAAGCCAATCAGATCTAAATTGACATGAATCTCTAATATCGTGTGCCTCGAATCATATTCGTAGCTTGTGTTATCGCCAGTCAGATCATTGTATTTGGCTTCGATTGGATCTGTGTCTGGGGAAGCTGGTGGCAAATCCACATCACGATAAAAACCAGAAACTTGAAGCTTCCTGATTTCATTAGGGCTACGCTTCATAACATGAGTAGCTCTTTCGCTAGTGGTCAGATCAGAAGCCCCATAGCTGACGATAAAATCCTCAGCCGGAACAAACATACTACAAGGTCTGCCCATGTTTGGATCGTAATAAACTTTCCTAAAAGCACTACCAGCCAACGGCAATGAGAAAAGCATTTTCTCTGTTTCGGATCTGTATTCCGTCATCTGCTCAGTAAGCAGATAATTTAAATACTCCTGCACACGAGAGGCCTGCTTTTCTTTTTCGTCGGTCATCTTTCCAACGATTGAGGTCTTTACTGGGCCGCTTGCAGGGAATATCTCTTGTATAGCCTGGGACTGAAATTTAATAACAGACTCAGATAACAATGGGTGAAAGACTCCACAAGCACCGTCCCAAGGGGTAGATCTGTCCTCGTGAGACAGGCCCAATAAATCTAAGCCGTCTATGTAAGACCTTTCCCAATCTGCCCTGCTTTCTTTGTCAGATCTGAACAAACCCATTAGATCGGAAGCTATTTCGCTAAGATCCCTGTCATCTATGAGGTCTGCTAGATTTGCATCATGGGGCAACATCCCCATGTCATACAAGGTCTGAGAATCTGGATCAAAGTCGATGATTACTCCACCATCCTCAGTTTCTATCGAAACCGAATCAGGGTTCTCAATCTCTACTTCAATAGGATCACCAACCGCCTGCAGTGGGTTGCTACGGATGGTTTTGTCAACAGCCATTAGCTTCTAGACTTATCCATATCTCTTTTGACAGCACCAGTCGCGCCACCATTAGCCATCATCTTTGGGGTCATCATAACAGTCCTGCCTCCGGCCTGCATTTTGCCTTTTCCGTCCATAGCAAAAGATGGAATCATCTTTCCAGTTTTAGGATCTTTGGACATAGGCATCTTAGCTTCCTTTCCACCAGCCATGCCCATCTTTGTCTTTTTGCCGCCAGCGTAACCCATTTTGGTTTTCTTACCTCCAGCCATGCCCATCTTGGTTTTCTTGCCTCCGGCATAACCCATTTTAGTTTTCTTCTTCATAGCCACTGGCTCCATGTTGATTATATAAATTATCGAACACCTGATTTACATCAAGAGTGTAATCTAGATCTGATTTGCTGTAGTGAATATGCTGAGATGGCCTGAAGTCTGGAGCTCCCTCACCTGTAGCAAACCACGCTGGGTGAGTGACCCTAACTCTGTTATTGGGCATCGCAACGATATTGCCTGTCCATTTACCAGCATCTAACAACTCTAAAACATGAGACTGTTTATGCTGGGCTGGGTCATCAGCTATTTCGTTCTCCGCATAATCCACCGTAAATAGGTAACGTGCAGGGTAAAGTTCGCCAGCAATCTTTGCAAACCACGGGCAAGGAGTGCAACGATCCAACACATAAACAGCATGATGATAGCTAGAACAATCCCAAGGCTGGCAAGCCCAACTTGGCATCGGTTCAGGCCAATCTTCCACAGGTGTATCAGCGACAAGAGCGCTGATCGGCATCCTTGCCCACATCGCTCCACCATGAACATTCTCAGCGTTTTCATCATCGTAAGTTTCAGCACCAGTAAATATCACCTGGAAGCTTAACGATCTGCAGGGCATTGTTGTTACCGCTATAGCCATAGCGTGTAGAAACTCACCATGATACTTCTGATGATTGTGAGTGTATTCTTTTCTCACCCAGCATTTGAAATACGGGATGTTACTTTGAAGGTATGCCATTAATAATAGTTTGCCTTCTTTGGGTAAAACGGCTCTTCTTCTTCATCCGAATGAAGCCTTAAAAATCCACCCTGCCTAAAACGTAGTAACGCTTGCGTCGAAGAGTCAACGAGGTCATCGTGATCGCCATTCGGGAATGAAGCAAACTCCTCTATCACTTGTTCCGCAAACCGTGTACCAGGAGCCCATACAATACCTGAAGCAAAGAGATCCGCAACTGCGTTTACACGAGCAATTTTGTCGTTACCTCTCGAAGGAGTGTATTCCGACACAACCATACCCATTGCTCGTAACTCAAATATCAGCGGAGTACCGGCAGCCTTGGCTTCTACAATACACGCATCAGGCTGCCAGTCTTGATAATATTCCATCGCAGTCTTTTTCAGCTCTGGAAACTCTAAACGCTCTTTGTAAGCATCTAGCAAAATTATATTCGGCTGGGTGATCCCATCATCATCTGGCCTGTAAAAAACACCCCAGGTGGTGCAAGCAGAGTAGTCAGAACGCTGTGTTTTTAAAAACGCCGTGTCCCAAGACTGAATAATAAACTCGCAAGGTGGCGGGGAATCATTTTCCCATTCTTGCCACCACTCTCTCTTAAC